GTAAGTCGCACTTGCGCAGAGCCAAGCCCCTCATTTGTAGGGTTTGTCAGTGTGTGTATTTAGCACACTGGATTCTATAGACCGATCTATTCGGGCTACGCTTCTCCGGAGCTTTGCTTCCTTCGGAGTTCTTCTAACCTCGATTCCTTTCGAGTTTAAATACTTTTCCACGATATTACGTTGGGAAAGGTGACTAAGATGCAGAATAGTTTTTGTCATCTGATTTCCCATCATGAATCCTTCATTGATGGTTCCCGTCCATTTTAGAATGGATGGTTCTTCATCCGGGTGTGCTACCAGGATCTCTTCGCTTACCAATTGTGGTAAACGTATCAAAGCCATCACTAGCTGGCCGTACTTTTCTGGGAATTGAATATATCCCCAAAATCCTTGAAGATGAGCTATGCCTATCATCTTCTTCATTCGGTCGGTTGCTTCCGTCCAATCCATAAAACCCATAATAATGTTTTTATGTAGACGACCCCGTGCGGAGTCGTACATGAATCTCGATTCGGGGCTTTCCCCCGAGATCCTTTTCGTATGATGCCAATCATGCGATCCTAGCTCGAGCCCTGCTCGATGCTCTGGTATCTCTGCAAGAACTTTTTGCGAGATCTTCGATGCTGGGATTAATACCCAGTTCAACATAGACATGGATTTTACTAACATCCTTGCCTTACCTGGTTCGTTTATTACGATCAGTTTGCAATCCAAGAGTTTATCCTCGTGGATTTCCTTCCCTTCAGTATCTCTGAAGAAGAAATAGTGTCCTAGGTCACTAGGCCACATGCGCCTCCTAATTAGGAAGTTTAAGCTCATCTGGAGTGAAAACCAGAAGAGAATTGATGAGATGTTGATTCCACCTTCATCGTCCATTGCATTTGCACCCAATATGGGTGTAAATCCTGTGATCTCGAACGTATCGAGGTCGCGTATAGGAATAGCAATTTTATTCCTACGAATTACGTCTAGATAACTTCTAGCGTCTTCAGGTTTTCCGCCTTCGGAAACCGTGTGTGAGGCTGAAGCTGTGTACTTCACCTCCAATGATACTGATTTCTTAATCAGATCCTTATACTCCTCAGGAAAGTACCTGAGAAGTCCAAACTTAATATTTGATAACTTAAGTTCATCGTAGACAGTTTTACGGATTATTTCCAACCTGTCCTTTGGCACAGCCATAACTGGCTGTGTTACAATCTGCTTAAATTCAGCAGATTTTTCTCTCACCAAATAATATGGTAAATAACCTAACGTTTGTGTTTGACATAACGTTGTACATCTTAGATTCCATGCTAAAGATGTAGTGTAATCAGCAT